CGATGATTTCGGTCAGGGTCGCTGAATCAATGATACCTTTAGCAACAAGGGTTCCACCGATGAAGGTTAACAGGTGGCGAAGTAAAGCGATGACTGCTGATTTCATTAGGGGTAGTTTAGGGGTTTCGGGGTTGCGTTTGCGGAATAATCTCATAGGGATTTGTGTTGATTGTAGTCCTCCGTGTACTGCTCGTCCCATCCTGCGAAGGTGTGGATTCCGACTGGTTCGGGCCAAGTTTGATCCTTCGTCCAGTTCTTCGGTTCGTCGCCTTCCCATAGAATGTCAACGCACCAAGCCTTTGGATTTGCAGGGTTGATATGGCCGAGTTCCACAACGGTGCGAGGCTCGACCTCCGAGTCGTTAATGGTTCGAAAGTCAGCGTAAACTGCGAATTCGTATTTTCGGAAGGTAGCCATTAGAGGGTCGTAAGGGCAGCGAGTTGAGCGTTGGTTAAACGAGTCGTGTAGGGGACAACTGCACGGACTCTTACCGATTGGTCCAAAGTGAAGTTAATACTTGGAACAACAGAGGCCCTTGTAATTGCAACCGAAGGCATCGTTATTGTGCTTGTGTCAACTTGTGTCGTTGTTCCGTTTAATGATATAGCAAAGTCGCCATTTTTATATGAAACCGCAATTTTGTTTATACCAACAGGATACGCTCCCGTTCTTTGAAAAATAAGAGCATTTGTTGAGCCTTGTCTAATCCTTAACTCAATTACGCTTGAAGACCTTATGACAAGATAAAATCCATTTGCGCTGCTACCTGAATCAAGGCCAATTATGTCTGCGTTCCTATTGTTAAACTGCAAATCCACCTCCGCATAAATCGTCCCCTCCGTCTGCCCGATGCATCCGCTGACTGCGCCTGATAAGTTTATCACGTCTGCGTTGCGTGTTGCGCTTGCGGTGGTTGTGGGGATGTAGGAGGTGGCGATGGAGCCTGTTTCAAGTTGTGCGCCAAAGATGTAGCAACTATCACCGCTCGAAGTGGCTGGAAGGTTTGCAGTAACAGTTGAAGTTGGTCTAATTGTTAAATTAGCGGAAGATGGGGTATAGGATAATTGAACCGTTAAAGAGCATCTATACCAACCGTTTCCATAATTTTCAATGTTAGAGCGAGTAATTGTGAACCCTGCACCCACCGTGCCGCTTGTTCCGACTGCCCCCGTATCAAGTCTAAATGACTGACAAACACCTGAAGCATAATTAGTACCTGTGCCTTCTTGAAAGACAAGCGTTACACCGCTTGATTGAGTTCCCAACTTTGCGAACAAAGAGAAGGTTGAAGTTACTCCGCTCGTAAGGCCTGCAGCAAATGTTTGACGAAGCCTGCCTGTATTAGCGGTTGCTTCAATTAAAGTTCCTGAGTTATTGTTACTTGGCGATGTGAATCCGCTTGTTATGTTTAGGCCCGTCTGTGACCAAGTTGTTGTAAAATTCTCGCTCTGCAACGCCAAGTTCGACCCACTCGGCTCCACCAACAGAGCAGGGCATCCACCGCCTATCGGATAGTCCAACCTCGGAATACCCGAAGCCACGATTTCAATCAATCCACTTGCGTTGACCCTTGTCGCAGTCGTTGCACGGGTTACATTGAAATCGCCCGATGCACCAAGAACCACACCGCCCGAAGTCGTTGCTAAGGGTGTGTATAGTTTGCCCGTCTTAAAGCGAGCAGGGACTAAAATCAGCGAAGGTGTCGGCATTCTTAGAAGTTGTAGATGACTGCAAAGCGATTGAAGAGGCACCCATTAACGGCAGCCTCGGCAGCGGTTGCTCCGTCAGCGGTTGCCCTTGCGTTAAACAAGGCCCAAACTCCAGCAGCAACGCCACCTTGGAGCATATTGGTCGGATAGCCGTAGCCGTAGCCGATTAGCATTAGAGGAAGGTGTAACCGATGACGGAACCTGCGCTTGGATTGACGGCCGTAATCTTACCGCCATTGCGTCCTGAAATCACGATACCAGCGGAAATAGAAGCCCCCGAAAAGTTGTAAGCGGTTAGCAGGTTCTCGCTTCCAGTTCCAGTTAAAGTTGTGAATGTGGCTGCGGTGTTGACTACCAAAAAGTCGTAGTTTTTCCCGGTAACGGATCCATTGATAAACTCCATCGTACCACCTTGGCCGAGCATTTGTTGCAATATGGGTGTAGGCATTTTTTAGCGTTTAATTGTAAATGTCTTTTAAGTTGGAATTTCACAAACCGAATGGCCGTAAGGAATCTCAAAGGTCATCGTGGCCTGCCATCCTGCGGTGCGGTCGTCCCGGCTCTCCACGAACCTCGTAAGCGATACGCTTGATGATAGGGTCCAGTCCTCGTTCGGGTCGTTTGTAAGCGATGATATGAAGTCCTGTGCGATTTGCAGTTGGTCGCTTAGGACCTCGTCCTCATTGTCCTGCCAACCCAGCGTAGGGCTGCCTGAAACCACTCCGCCCATCGGCTTAATGGACTCCACCCGGTCGCTAAAATAGACACCGACCACAAGGTCCAAAGTACCAGCGTCAGTAGTTGCTGACTGAACGTCCGCAAAAACGAGCGGATAGACGATTCGCTCACGGCTTGGGGTTCGCAGGTTGATGGTGTTGTCCGTGCCTACCGCAAGAGGGTCGCCCGTCCCGAAGGAGTTTACTTGCGGATGGTTGTTGGCAAGGTCCAAGAGAGCCTGCTTGATTTTTATCCAAGACATAGTTTTGCAGTTTCAGTATGTTCTTTTTGTGCGCTCCCATCGTCAGCAGTCATTACAAGCCCCGAATTGACCGTAGGGATAGGGGTAGTCAAGGTTGCTGATTCCCATCCTTCGGTTGCGGTCCAAGACCATCCCGGTTCGGTAGTTGGTGGCGTTCGGGTAGATGGTATCCAACGCAGACGGAGGCGAGTTCCAAAGCGGATAGGAGTTGCGGTTCTCCATAAGGTATCGGGTAATGCGTTCGGAATACCACTCGGCATCGTTCTTGACTTTATCGGTCAGCCGTGTGATTTCCTCCATGCTCATTTGAGAACTTTCCTCGCTTGTTCTACGGACCATCCCCTTGTTCATGTACTTAAACGCAAGAACCATGGGCAACTCGTAGTAAAGCCACTGAATCATAGCCGGCTGAATGTAGTCCTCCAGCAGCGTTTGATTGAGTGCAGACGTTGAACCGCTGACGACCTGCGTAACCAGTTCCCCATACAACGGAGAGCCAACGATTGGCTGAATCCGCATTTCCTGCACCTTGATGACCGTTGGACGGATTTGGGTGTAGGATACGTTCTCGTTGATTATCGAGTTGTCCAGCAGCGTTTCTTCGCTTATGAATAGTGCCTTCATGCCTTCGTGATTTTATTGCCTTTACGGATTACCAACTGCTGCTCCCATACATGCCGACATTGGGGGCGATTCACTCCGCTGGGTGTGTGATACCAACCGCCTCTGCGATTCCAAACGGAGTAGCCCATGATTGCAGAAATCCCGTCGATGTCCTCCCTCGTGTAAACCTTGCCCTGCCCGGCTAAGTCCAGCATGACCTTGCAGAACTCACGGCTGGAGCCTTTGTCCTTGTTGCTGAATCCCGTGGCCCATGCGTATTTGTAGCGGACTTCCAAGACTGGCTCGGCAACTTCCTTCACGTTCTTGGGTAGGTTCTGCTCGGCTATCTTGTCCACGGCCCTGCTGATTGGGTAGCGGTCCTTGGTTATCAAGTAGGCGACACGCTTGGCGACCTTGGCCTTGCTCACTCCGAACTCCTTTGCCATTTCTTCAACGCTTGCGTCCCGGTTCTTCTTGCGGTAAGCCTCAATCTTCAAGTCCAATTCTTTTTCTTCCTCGCCCAGTTCGGCAAAGGCCAAGCGGATGTTTTCGTCTATGTTGGAGTCAAACCGCATCGGCTTTGAGTGCATCACATGGTAATCGTCTGCATGGCAGCCAAACTTAGAGGCAACGACCTCCAAGACCTTAAATTCTTCTTCGCCCCATCCGTAATCTTCGTCGTCATCTTGGCCCCAAGTAGGCTCGCTGAACTCTTGGGACTGAACGCCCAGCATCGTGTCAATCTCTTGGGCTGATAGCCCAAAGCCAGCCGAGAGCATAGTCCGAGCCATTTCCAGCGTGATTTTTTCCTGCATGTACTGCCTGACGATTCGCATCAGGTTTTGGTACTCACGGCCCGATAGTTTCTTGATGTTGTCGTTTGATGCCAAGCCTTGCGGTGCAGTAGGTTCAGGGCTGACCTCTACGGCTGCAGTTGCTCCTGCAAGACCCGAACCCTCTGCCTTTGCAGGCAAGGACACCAAGGCCCTGATTTCGTTTGCTGACATGGATTCCAAGACCTTATTGGCAACCAACGGAGAGAGTGAATTGATAGCCGTGATAACGTCTTGAACGCTTGATTCGGTCTTGATTTCAATCGGTGGCAAGCCTGCCTTCTCACGCAGTTCTGCTGGGGTCATGGCTTG